CCATGCGCAGGAGCTTCTTGCGGAAGTAGGCGTTGGCGTCGCTGATGCCCTCGCCCTCCATGTTCATCATGGCCATGGCGGTGATCACTTGCTGGGTTTCTGGATCGGCTGTGATCTGGAGCATGCCGGTCAAAGCTCGGACTGTGGCCTCGCGCTTGCTGGTGCTGGATGGGCCGACCTCGGCAACGACGTCGAAGGTGGCCGCACTGAGATCGTTTTCCATGACGACTTCGCCAGTCTGTTGGTCGATGCTGGGCTGCATGAGTTCGACCATACCGGCTTGTCCAGTTGGGTCGATGGTTTTCATCTTGCGCTTGTCTTCGATGTAGACCTCTTTGGCCATGGAGAGCCAGATCTCGCCGCAGCGCTTCATGCCCTTGGCGAAGTTGCTCATGTAGATGAAGGCCTGCATGTCCACGCGAGTCTGGATCATCTCCACGGCCTTGCCTGACATGCCGCTGACCATCTTGTCGGCCCCGGCTGGGTTGCCCAAGATGTCCTGCATGTCGGTTTCGGTGATCTGCAAGAGCGCGGCCATGGCCGGAGGGATGTTGGGGGCGCGGGTGTAGGCCACCGGGCCGCTGACTGCCTGATTTCCGTTCTGGTCGGTGATCGGGTTGATGAGCAGATACGGGTAGTCTTTGAGGTTGTCCTCGGACCACATGACCTGGTGGCCTGCGACCTGCTCGGGGGTCAAAATGGGCTTTTCCACCGATGACAGTGCGGAGATCTCACCCAGCTTGGACAGCTGCATGTTCTTGAGGCGCTGGGCATCTTTGGCCAGACGAACGTGGCCCATGCAGCGTTCGATGTTGTCCACAAACCACCGCTTGCCGTAGACCACCACGATGGGGATGCACTTGCCTGCGATGTAGCCTGCATCCTCCAAAACCCTGCCGCCGGACATGATGTATTTGTGCACGCGCTTGCGCTTGACGCGCTTCTGGCGGATCTCGACCGTGCCGATGGCCGCGAGAGTTTCTTCCAGGGTCTCGTCGTTGGCGAAGTCGGCCTGGGTGTAGCGCTCCTCTTCGCCTGCGATGTTCTGGAAGATGCGAATGGTCTCGGTCTTTTCCTCGACCTTGTAATACTCGGCCACATATACGACGTCAGGGGTGCACCAGTCGAACTCGTACTGGTGAATGATCTTTGGCCAGTCGGTTGGGTCGTCGTTCCAGGTGTCTTTGTAGGCCTGGCGGGTCATGCTGGTGACGACGTAGCAATACTTGGCGTCGGACTTGTCCTGGCGCTTGGCCCCGAGGTCAAAGAACACCGAGCTGTCAGCGTCGAAGATGGGTTCGATCCTGATGCGCTGGCGGTCGTCTTCGTCGTTCTCCTCGTCTTCGTAGACTGTGCGTAGGCGCCATGCGCCGATGCCGCCGCCGACTGCTTCCTCGAAGGCGTTGTCGTAGGCCTCATCTGCAACGGATGCCTGCTCGTCTGCACGATACAGACCGTCGCAGACCTCGGCCAGCTTGTCGTTTTCCTGGCCATCCTTGGACACGTAGTCCACCGTGATGCGGTTGTTGCGGTACTCGTTGATGATGCGGATCACCGAGAGCATGATCTTATTGACCTCAAACTTGGGCTTGTTCTCGTACAAGTCCCAAAGTGGGCCTTCCCACTGGCTGCCTGCCAGCGAGTAGAAGCGCCGGTCTTGGAGGCATTGCAAGCGCTCGTCGCGGAGGGCTGTCTGTACGTCATCAAACTGCGCCAGGGCTTCTGCGTGCAAGTTTGCGAGGCGTTGGTCGTTGCTCATTCTGGCCATGGGGATTTCCTCAATTTGTGCGATTGTCTCACCACTTCTTCACATTTGGCAAAGGGGTGAAGATGGCGGGTTTGGATGCACCAGCTCGGCGGACGGCTTCGCAGGCGTAGCGCAGGGCATCGATCACGTGGTTTTTTTTGTCCTCCAGGACTGGCAGGATCTTGCCCGTAAGGGGGTCGGTCTTGTAGCTGTAGAGGGTGAGTTCGTCGATGGTGTGGATGCAGCGGGGGTGGACAACGATGTCGTAGTTCTTCAAGAACTCGATGCCTTCCTCCACAGATCTTGGCCCTTTGACCGCTGTCATGATCTTGGGGAAGCCGTTGCGCTTCATGTGGCTGATGGTCTCTGGCCTAGCAGAGTCGGCCACGATGGGCCACTTTTCTGCCTCGGGCACGGTCATAAACAGCTCTGGGGTGTTCACGATCTCGCAGCCGACCATGTAGGCCTCGTAATCGATGTAGAGGCTGCGTCCAATGATGTGGCAGCGCACCAAGGTGGTGGGGTCTACAGCAAAACCCCAGTCAGCGCCAAGCCGGTGAATAGCGTCTTTGGGAGCCTCGAAGTCCTCGACTTTCCAGTTTTTGAACACACGGGTGTTGCTGTTGGTTACATATCCACCCATCCAAACGTGCTGGTATTTGTCTGGGTCTCGGCGCTTGTCGTATTCCATTTCGTCGCGCAGGACGTCTGGAAACCACGGATTGTCGGTGAAGTTGACCTTCAAAACATGGGCGTCCTTGGGTGGCGTTGGGCCACGAAGCAAGTGGTCGACCGGATCTGATGCCTGGCGTGGATTCCAGGTAAACCAAAGCTCTGACTCTGGCTTACGGATGGTTGGCCGAAGCAGGTCGAGGCTGGTTTGGCTGAGGCTTTGGGCTTCCTCGACCCAGGCGCAGTCGTAGCCCTCCAGCGACTTGATGCTGTCGGCTGTGTGGTTTTGCATACCCTGGAAGATGATCGCCCCGTCGCCCTTGCGGGACTTGATGACGGCATCTTGCACCTCGAAGTAGGCCCCGGCATTCATGGCCTCGATCTTGGTTTCGAGCAGGCGCTTGACGGACTGGTTGAGCGACTTCTGGATCTCGCGCACGCAAACCGAGCGCCGCTTCTGGTCCATGATGTGAGCCTCGATCATCAGCTCGGCAAACATATGGGATTTGCCGGAGCCTCGGCCACCCCAAGCGCCTTTGTATCGGCTGGGGTCCAGAAGGGGCAACGCCCATTCTGGGGTTTGGAGTTGCAAAACGCTCATGCCTTTACGACCACTCGCTCAATGCGTTGCACCAGCGGGTTGGATGGGTCGCCAGAAACTTCCAGCTTGTCGCCGTACTTCTTGGGGGCCAGCTTCGACAGCAGCCACTTACGGGTGTCCACTTGGAGTTTGTGCTTTTGGATGGCTTGCCAGTCTTTCTTTCCGTCGCCAGTTTCTGGAACTTCTTGATCGCTTAGATCCATTACTTCTTGGGCCATGCGCTCGATCAGGTCTTCCCTCGCGTGCGCGTAATTGTCACGCAGAAGTGAGTCCTCACCAACATACTTCAGGAAAGTGCTGTGCGGAATCCCTGCGGACTGGCATGACTTGAAGCAGCTCAGGCCGTCTCTCATGCCTTGCAGGACGGCTTGACAGATGGCGTCTTTGTTTCTCTCTGGCTTCGTTGGCTTTTCAGGCTTTGCCGCCTTCTTTGTGGCCATCAGAAGCCGCCGTTTCGAGTGGTGGTGCAGGTGACACTGCCATCCCAGTTTTTGACGCATCGAGTGGTCGTTTGTGCTTGAACTGCGAAAGACAGCAGCAGGGCTGCGATTGTGAATAGGGTTTTCACGGGGTACTCCTTTTGGTGATGGTTTGATTCTACGTGATTGCAATATTTTGTTGCAAATCAACCTCGTTCAGTTTCAATCAAAACGCCACTGTGAATGGCAGTCATGAAATGTTTTCCGCCAAATGTTTTGTGCAGAGCATCAGCAAACACCTCATGAAAGCCACTTCCAAAACCAGAAACAACCTCCATGATGCGTTCTGCCTCAATCATTTTTGATGACTCGATCATCAGTGAATACTCTATTGAATCCCCGTTTACAGGGCAAACGGCATTGAATTTGACTTTGTAGCGATTCACAGCAGACTCCCTTGCTCGACTTGATGGAACCCCCAGACTGCCGGGGCATTGTGCGATTCAATGCGATCACGCATGACCTGGGCACGCATTTCTTTTGTAGATGGCAAATAGTTTCCAATGCGCCAATTCTTGTCGATTCCAACATTCCTGCCGATGTTTGTGCTATCGGCTGAGGCAAAAGGCAATTTTGTAAATACTTCAGGATCAAGCATTCGCAAACCATGCAGTTTGCAGCTCGGCCTTCCCATGTCATCACAGATCACGCGCATCGCCTGGCCCATACGCGACCACCAAGCATTTGTTCCAACAGTTGAAAATTCTCCTGAACTTCCAAAACACACGCGAACATAGGTGTTGGCCAGTTGCTCTAATCGCTCAAGTGATTCGTGCAGGTGCCAGACTGGAGCGCCAAACCATTTTGGAAGAGGGCAATCCATCAATAAAGCATCGTTGTCTGCTTCAGTTCCATCAATGACATCAGGAATCACAGCAAAGTCACAAGAAGGGACTTTTTTGGCGTTGAGCGCCCAATCATAAAAACCAGTCCAGTCTTTTACTGGTTTTCCAGATTTCCATGCAGAAAAAGCGCCATTGTCAATAGCAAATGATTGGCAAAGCTCAATCGCAATGCTTAGTTGATCTGGGTGCGCATAAGAGACAAAAGCATGACCTGCGTCGATTGCTTTTGCTGCGACAGTAGCTGGAGTAATTGGCAAACCATGATAATGAATCATCACATTAACCCTTCATGAATATTAATTTGAACTTCTGAAAATACGTAAAGTTTCTCGCCATTCTTCATTGATGACGCAGCCGCCCGATAGTATTTGGCCAGTTCGATCAGGCCTTCGTGAGAATATTTGCGCACCGTGTTGTCGCGCTCAATGCTTTCGACTTCTTGCAGGCCGATTCGTTCGACCAGACGCTGGCGGTATTCAACATGGTTCCCGGCAAGGTAGTTGTTGCAGTGCTTGCATTGGCCGTGGCAGTTGTCCTCCACAAACCTCATGTGCGGTGCGCTTCCGACTGATCGGTAGTGTCCGGCATCGTAGGTGTTCGGCTCGTTGCTCAGTGGCGTGCCGCAGGAAATGCAGGGTTTACCCGCATCTCTTGCCCGGATGAAGGAATTGAAGGCCGTCTGAGCTTTCTTGGTGAGCTGCGGCTTGGTTTGCATTGCGTCCAGCTTCTGGCGGGTTTCCTTGCGATCTTTGGCCTGCTCCTTGGCTTGGGCCTTGTCTGTGGCTTTCCTGGCTAGTGTGACGGCGCATGGTGGACTGCATACCGTTTGCAGGGGTCTTGTCTTGGTGTAGGCGAACTTGCAGACCTTGCACTTGGCTGGTTTGGTCATGTGATCTCCCCGGTGTCCTGGTCGACATATTCTGGCGCAGTAAATCTCACGCCCTGCTGCGCACCAAAAGCCTCGATCAACTCCTGCAACTCGGCCATTTCGGATTTCGTCATCTTGCTGGTGGACTTGCCGAGCACCACAAAGCCCCCGTCAATGCCAGGCACGACGTCCTGCTTGGATAGGCTGGCCGTGAACACGTGTTTCCATTCCTCTGGCGTCAGCTTGCGCCCGTACCAGTCCACTTGCTTGGAGATGTCGGTCAGCATGGCCCACATTCTGGCATTGGCTTGCAGGCTGCGGGTTTCAGACTTCACTTCCACGGTCATCCGGTGGCCAGCCATGATTGCGGCCTTGATTGCTGGCCAAATGGTTTGCGTCAGGGCTTTGTGTGCCTGGACTGGCTCGAACATGGTCATGGTCAGGCGGTTCATTTGTGCCCTCTTTGCATTGCTTTCACCCAGCATCGGGCACAGTGCCACTTTTGGCGAACCTCGACACCGCCTCTGGGTTCTTTGGCTAGTTTGCACAGGTCACACTCGCGCAGTTTTTGCGCCCTTGCTGTTTCGTCATTGCTCATAGTTAAACGTTGCATGTCAGAACTCTCCATGCTGTTGCTGCACACAATGGTACTTGTCCGTTTCCAATGGCTTTAAGTCTGTCCATCCTACAGGCCAACCCATCAGCCATTCGTAATGATTCGGGGTAATCTTCCCAAATGCGGCTGTCCATGCTCGGCATCCAGCGTGTTTTTGCATTGACTTCGCAAGAAAGTTCGCCATTGTTGTCGGCGTATGCAAATAACCAAAATCTTTCCCGAATGTGGTCAGCACCCATGTCTTTCGCTGATAAGGAAATTGCTTTGGTTTTGTAACCCATCGATTCGCAGTCGTATGCCGCTTGGTCAATTGCAACTCTGCTGACGTTTTCGGCAAATATGTACCTTGGAGCGACATCTGCCACGATTCTCCGCATCTCAGGCCAAAGGTCGTCTGCTGTATTTTTTCCAGCCGCTGCTGTGGAATAGGCTTGACATGGAAACCCGCCCGAAATAACGTCAACAATTCCTCTCCAAGGTTTTCCGTCAAAGGTTTGAACGTCATCCCAAATCGGGAAAGGCGGGAGAAGTCCGTCATTTTGTCTGGCGCACAAAACGCTTGCTGGGTAGGGTTCCCATTCGACAGCGCAGACTGTTCGCCATCCGAGAAGTTTTCCCCCAAGTATTCCGCCACCAGCGCCTGCGAATAAAGCCAGCTCATTCATATCACTCCTTCGCGGACAGCGATCCAGCACTCGTCGAGGCTGAGGGGGGTTTCGTCAATGCCTGGCGCACGGATTCCAAGATGCGATCCCGGCCAGGGTTGTCTGGAAAGCGCTCGATGGCCGCCAGCATGGATGCAGCCAGGTGCTTGTCTGGCCTGGTGCTGATAACCAGCCTGGAGCAGCACTCCACGCATTTGAACGAATACACCCCACTGTGCGGATGTTGTTTCGATGATTCGCATTGTTTGCATGTCATGCCTCGCCCTTGTATTGCCTGCGAAGTTCTGCCAGTTTTGCCAGTGCGATTTTTTTGTTTCGCTCAATCTCGTCTTTCTCTTTTTGTGTCAGTTGCTTTTCGATGGCCATGACTGGTTTTCTTGGAATTGCAGGGCCAGTGTTGCAGAGGTTCCTGAATTTGATTGCGCTGGGCACAAACTCGCCTTCCAGCTTCTCAATGGCAAAGTCCATGCTCGGCCTGTAGGTCAGGAAAGATCCGAGTTGCTTCTTCCACTCCTGCCGCACGAATCCCGGATCAATGCCATCAAAGTGTCGGTTGAATGTGGCCCCGAAGATGGCCATCATCCTGCCAAAGATGTAATCCAGCCCTTGGTCTGGTGTGCAGAAATCAGTTTCCGAGTAGGTTGACATGGTTGTCACCTCCGATAAGTCCACGGGTCAGGCCAGAGGCTACGCGCTGGTTCATTTGCCCGGTCTGGCTCAGGTTCTTGTCTGCCACCCAATCGGCCTTAAATGACTGCCAGTTGCGGGTGATGCACTCACGAAGGGCTGCATCCAGTGGCCAGCCTGCCTTGTCTGCCTCGCGTTGGATGCCATCAATGACGGTCTGCGTGACCTGGGCCTTCTTTGCCTTGCGATGTTTTACAAAGTCTTGCCAAACAGAATCAGAAACGCCGTGAGGCGTTGCAACGACAGTTGCTTTCTTCTTGTGTTCTGTGTCTTGTGTATTGTGTAATGTGTCTTGTGTAGCATTGCTTTCGCTATGCGTTCGCATTGCGTTCGCATCTTTCTGCTTGCTCCACCTGGCTTTGGCGCTCTCGCTGGCCTTGCTGGACTTCTCTCCAGCCTTGGCGATTTCCTGATCTGCCCGGTGGTTTGCCCATCCGGTTTCAGTGCGAATGAAGAACTCTTGCAAAACGACCGCAATGCAATCGGTATGCGTTCGCATCCTGATCTGTCTTGCGATCTCGCTGGTTTCTAAAGGCAAGGGGGTTTCGTGAAGGTAGTACCAATCCAGCATGCGCCGGTAGGCCAGATCTTCAAGTTCTGAGAGGTGTTCAGTGTGGCTTTTGTAGTCGCCAATATTGAACTGGTAGTAATGCATTTTTAACCTTACTTCATCGGTTCACTTCACGAAAGAAACATCGGCAGGACGGTGAAGAATCGTCTTTTCGGGAGCTAACCTAGCCGTGTTCACAAATACTTTACCTTAGCCAATCAGGTCGTTCAAGTGCTTTCGGAAAGCCAGTCCGAACTTCTTTTCCAGCACTGGCCGCCACTTGTGCGCCACGCCGTTCTTGGCCCAGGCTTGCACGGCTGGACCACTCACACCATCAAGGGTTTTGGCCAGCTTTGCGTAGCTGCCAGCCTGCTTGTGGGCGAAGTGGTAGACCTGAAGGTAATAAGTGTCATCTTTTGTCATGAGCTGGACTATAACAGAAATTTGTAACAAGCAAGAAAATTTATTTTCGATGAATTTATAAAATTATTTTGCAATGGTGTATGATACGTTTCACCACAACCAACCACGAAAGGTAAACACGATGGAAATCAAGCAAATAGCAGCAGCTCTGGTGAAAGCCCAGAAAGCCTTTGGGCCTGCGCTCAAGTCCTCAAGCAACCCGCACTTCAAAAGCCGCTACGCAGATCTCGCAGCTTGCGTCGAGGCAGTGATGGATTCACTTAACAATAACGGCATTGCCCTGGTGCAGCAAACCCACGAATGCGAAGCTGGCGTGATGGTCGAAACGGTCTTTGTCCATGAGTCTGGGGAGATCTTCTCGGCTGGTAAATTGCATGTACCTGCTGTCAAGCACGACGCCCAGGGTTATGGCAGCGCCCTGACTTATGCACGCCGCTACAGCCTGATGGCCGCTTGCGGTATTGCTCCAGAGGATGATGATGGAAATGCCGCCAGCAAGCGCACACCTGCTCCTGTGGCTGGTTATGGCGAGTTCGAGGCTGCCACCCTGCCAGCCATGCGTGAGGCCGCCCTGCAAGGTAGCGAGGCACTGGCCGCAGCGTTCCAGGCTTTGCCAAAGTCTGCGCACAAGGCAGCCTTCTGGCAAGCCCAAGGTCCAGCACTGAAGAAGGCAGCCAAGACCGCTGACGAGCAGGGGGCAGCATGATCGAGCAAGGCACACCTGAATGGTTCGCCCAACGCCTGGGCAAGGTCACCGCAAGCCGTGTGGCCGACATCATGGCCAAGACCAAGACCGGGGTAGCTGCCAGCCGAGGCAACTATCTGGCCCAGCTGGTAGCCGAGCGTCTGACTGGCCAAGCCGCTGACACCTTCAAAAGCGGAGCCATGCAGCACGGCACTGAGACCGAGCCAATGGCGCGAATGGCTTACGAGGCCGAGACTGGCCTGATTGTCACTGAGGTGGCCATGATCCAGCACCCGGCCATTGAAATGTCTGGGGCATCTCCTGACGGCCTGGTCGGTGAGGATGGCCTGGTCGAGATCAAGTGCCCAAACACCAGCACGCACATCGCCACGCTGATAGCGGATAAAGCGTCGAGTCAGTACATCCCTCAGATGCAGTGGCAAATGGCCTGCACTGGCCGAGCCTGGTGCGACTTTGTGAGCTTTGATCCACGTATGCCTGAGGATATGCAGCTGTTCATCAAGAGGGTGCCACGCGATAACGATCTTATCGCTGAGTACGAGGCCGAGGTGGTCAAGTTCTTGGCCGAGGTGCAAGAGACTGTGGACAAGTTGATTCAGATTCGGAGAGGTACATGAAAGGCCACGACCTACGAGACGCTGGCATTACTCGCGTGTCTATTGGCCGCGAGGACTGGCTAGCAAAGGCGCGACGCACTGCAATCAGCGTTGCAAATCGCACGGGACAGGTGAGCATCAATGATGTTCGCTTGTTTCTTGATCTGCCAGACGATTGCTCCCCGAATTTATGGGGCGCTGTTTTCAAGAGCAAAGATTTCGAGGCAGTGGGTTACTGCCAAGCCACCCATCCGTCCGCACACGCCCGTGTGGTTCGGGTTTACAAACTAAAGGAGCAAGCATGAAATCTTATCAAATTGAATTTATTCGAACTTCATACACAACTATTTGTGTAGATGCTGAATCCAAGGAAGAAGCCGAGATTCTTGCTTGGAAAAAAATTGAGCTTGGTACAGACGTAAACGATTCACATTGGGATATTTATTCAACAGAGGAGCAAGCATGAAAGCACAAGGACTGGCACGCATCGGCAAAGACGCTGAGGTGCGATTTACACCAGGTGGCACGGCTGTGGCTAACGTCACCCTGGCATTCACCTATGGCAAGAAGGGTGAGGACGGCAAACGCCCTACGCAGTGGGTTGATGCCTCTATCTGGGGCCAGCGTGCCGAGCCGATGGCGCCATACCTGACAAAAGGCAAGCAGATCGTGGCATACCTGGAAGATGTGCACCTCCAGACCTACACAAAAAACGACGGAACAACGAACGCCAAGATGGTTGCACGCCTGGCCGACTTTGAGTTTGTGTCTGAAGGTTCTGGCGATGGCCAACGGGCTGCACCAGCACAACGGCAAGCGCCAGCACCTCGGCAAGCTCCAGCACCACAAGGTTCTGGGTTTGACGATATGAACGACGACATTCCTTTTTGATGGAGAAAACAATGAGCACACGCATTTACCTGGTCACCGACGTGGAGACCAACAAGCACCGCCTGATTCGCGCAAGCAACCAGGCGCAAGCCATCAAGTACGCCGCCCAGACCCGTTTCGACATCGAGGTGGCTGGCCAGGATGATCTGGTGAGCTTGCTCACTGGTGGCACGGCCATTGAGCTGGCTGGCGCTGGCGCGACCATTGACATGTTCGAGGAGACGATCGCCAACGCTGGGGGGACTGACTGATGCCGACCGACAAGATCAAAGATCGCTACATGACGTTGCGGCTGCCTGCGGATGTGGAGATCGAGCTGCGGAAGATGGCCGAGGAGAACACCCGCACGCTGGCCGCGCAGATCCTGCATTGCATCAAGTTGGAGCTGGCACGCCAGTCTGAGAAGGTAAAAGCATGACAAACGACGAACGCGAGCTGGATATTGCCTTAGCCGAAGCCGAGCAAGAGAACAGGCTTTTACGGGCACGCAATGAACGCCTGATGTCTGAGGCTCAGGCCAGCAACTACGAACGCACCGAGGCCTGGTTGAAGGCCTGCGGCAAAGAGCCTGACACCGAGAATCTGTCTGTGCAGATCGGCTGCCACCTGGAGGAGTTCTGCGAGTTCCTGGGGGCGCTGCGAAGCGACTCTGAGGGTTACGGCAAGTTGCTGGAGCGCACGCGCACTGATCTGGAGTGGTTTGCTGGCAAGCTGAAACGCCGTGAGCAGTTCGTCTACATCCCGACGCACCTGCGGATTGATGCCCTGGACGCGCTGTGCGATACCGAGGTCACTGGCAATGGTGTGGCTTACCTGGCCGGCATGAACAAACCGGGGGCCGATCGTGCTGTGCTGGACTCGAACGATGCCAAGCTGGTCGATGGCAAGCCAGTGATTCTCGAAGGCGGGAAGATCGGCAAGCCAGAGGGCTGGAAAGCGCCAGACTTGCGGGGGTTTGTGTGAAGAAGGCCGGGAAGAAACGCCCGGCCCAAAGGCCGAAGCGCTACACGCTGCTTGATGAGATGGCCGCCAGCCCGACCGAGCCGCTGCCGCTGGCCTGGAAAACGTACCAGCTCACCAGAATGTACGAGGGGCTGGCCGCCATGGAAAAAGCGCCAAGCCCCACCACGGACGACTGGCGTGTGGTGTCGGATGCGGTCAACTTGATGGAGACCCTGATCGAGACCATGCAAGTGTGCGAGGACAGTTCTGGCCTGCTGATGGATGCCATCACCGCGATGGCCCATGCTGGCCGCCGCAACACTGCCGGGGGCGCGATCCGGCTGGACGGTGCTGGGATTCAGGCCGTGCGTGCTGTGTTGGAGGATTATGCTGCGCTCTTGGATGTGCTGCCTGCAAGGGCCATGATTCGCTGCCACCGCCTGACCGAGAAACGCCTGCATGAGCTGCTTGATGGGAAGCGTAAACCGCATGATGTGGAGATCACTGCGATGTAAGGGTTTGTCCTAGGTTGATGGGGTTGTGAGATATTGTGGTAAGATGTGGGCATCGCAACAACCAAACCGGAGTAACCGACATGGCAAATGACTACAACGACATGACAGAAACCTACATCGGCACAGGCCGCAAGGACAGCAAAGGCCGCGAGATTGGCTGGATTGTTGGCCTTAACAACAACGGCACAACCTTTGCCGCTTGGGTGCAAAACGCACGCAAAGTTAACGGCGAATGGAAAGAGTTTGGCGTGCAGCAACGCAGCAGATCTTTCCCATCTCAGGCGATAGCAACTGCCTGGGCTTATGCAACCGCCCAAGTTCGCCGCCACAAATTTTTGACAGCTTAATCAACCGGGGCCACTGGCCCCACTTTTTAGGAGAACGACATGAAGAATTACACAACACCCCGTAACTTTGCAGACTGCACCTGGGTGCAGGGCTATGGCCGCGCAGAGCCGCTTTGGGAGCGCGTGGCTGGTTATGCCTTGGCTTTCGCAATTGGTGTCGGCATGGCCTGTTTGCTGGTAGCGTGGTGGTCGTCATGAGTGAACAACCCGAAGCCCTGCGACTTGCAAAAGAACTTGTGTCGGTTCATCAAGGCCATGCCGATGAAGGCCCATCCACATTCTCAGAAGCCGCCGTTGAGCTGTGCCGCTTGTATGAGTTGGCGCAAGAGCAACACACCGAAATCTACGGGCTGCGCCTTGAGGTGCGCAACTTGCTGGAGGCTTTGAAGTTGTGCGAAGGAAACATCTCATCGCTGTTGGCTTCTGCACATCCAAAAGTCTATGGCGAATGGCTGACTGTTGTCAGTTCCGCCATCGCAAAATCAACCGGAGAAACAAAATGAGCTGCATGAATACCATGATGATGAAAAGCCGCCAGGATGACGAGGACAGGGCCGAGAGCCTGGCCTTTGCAATCGAGGCGCGAGCTGCTGAACTGCTGACGCATGGCGAGGCGTGCGACCCGTTTGATGGGGTGAACATCTGCGAGGCGCTGGACGAGTCAAGCGCGAATGAAAAGATCGTCTTGGGCAAGGTGCTTTCTGAGCGCAAGTTCGATCAGGCTGGGATATTGCTGGACATGATCTCCAGGGCGTACTGGACGAAGATGGCCGATGAGATGGCCGAGAGGGAGTTGTCATGATTCAAGACATCAAAAAACTGTGGGCTGCGCCAAGCCCAGAAATCATTGCACTGCGGGAGTTGGAAGAATCGCGCTGTGAACTGCTGGCAGCCTACAACCAGCAGGAATATGCCACAAAGATGGTCGAATTCCACAAAGGCAAGATCAAGCGACTGACACTATTTTTGAAAGAAACGATGGAGGAACAGTCATGAGCAAAGCACAGCAAGTCTTTGAGGCGCTGATGCGCAGCAAAGGGCACACGGATTTTTATCAGTCAAAGACTGGCAAGTACACCGTCCCGGCGTTGCAAATGCGTTGGATTTATTTTCAGTTAGGTTGGTCTATGAAAGAGGTGACAACATGATCTGCGACCAATGCGAAACAGTAGCGCACTGCACAAAATACGGTTGCATCCCTGAAAGGATAGGTAAGTCAAAACCCGCAGCACAGCCAGCACCTGCGCCAGAGGGCCGAGACTGGTCTTTGCTTGAAGCCACACAAGAGTCATTGCGTGAGCACATGGCTGAGATCAAGCGACTGAAAGCAGCACAGCCAGCCGTGCCTGATGCGTTTGGAACGCGAGAGGGTGAGCACCCCGAGTACATCCAAGGCTGGAACGATTGCAGAGCAGAGATGTTGAGCATGAGAAAGCGAGTGAAACCATGAACTGCTGCGACGAGTTTGGGAATTGCAGGCAGGGCCCGAACTGCCCTGTGCGTGTGGCCAAGATCGGGAAGAAGCTGCACGGGCCTGA